ACAGCGTAGTGTAAAAGATATGATACACAAGTAGTAGACTTACCAGTCTGACGAGGCATCTTGCATATATTAAATCTATTATCATGGAAATTCTGGATTAGTTTTTCCTGAAACTTGTACATATCAAAGGGCACAAGACCTTCATCCAGAGAAACGATTTTAATATAGTTTCTGGCAAAATAAACAGGATCTTCTTTGCATCTCAAGAATTCGAGGATTTGCCCCTCGGTAAATTCTATTGGTGTATTTGCTTTTTTTAGATTAGGATTACCAAGATATACTTCACTCATAATCTAACCTCAGCAATTCCAACGTTTACGTGCTTTGCAGATTGCTTTATCTGGAGTTTTAGTACAATCAATGTTGTGCATATCTTTCTGTCCTTTGGATCTGGCACAAAATGAAGTACGACGTTTCGCTCTCTTTCCAGTTGGTTTCTTTTCAGTTACGGCAGTTTGTAGTTTTGAACCTGGATTCTCACGCTTATAAGCATTGACTGCTTTCTGACTCATTCCATCTGTTTTATCACCTTTATTAACTTTTTGCCAGTCTTCTACAAACTGTCCAAAAGTTTTATTACCTTCTTTCACACAACGATTGTATGTTTTACCAAAAAGTTTTTGGGTTCCAACTTTTTTATAACCTTTCCAACATTTTTTTGCTTCACCAAGCATTCTACTACCAATGCCATCAGATGCTTGGAGTGGTTCTGGTTTGATTATATCAATAAAATCAAATTTTGTTTCCCTAAATTCGTCTCTCCAATTCGAATAATCATAACCTTCTTTCTTGGTTTTATTTCCCCAGTTTTTGGCACCTACTTTACGGCACTTTACCAAAGCACCTGAAGCATATGCAGAGGGCCATACAGAATAGCGAGACTTGACTTTATGGTAACAAGCATCTTTTTTACCTTCACTTACCATCTTTGCTTTCCCCTTTCTATCTGGATTTGGATCTTCTCTGCGTTTCTTTGCTGCTCTTCTTTCTCTCTCGTCCTTGCTCATTGCCGCACGATCGTCAGCATCTCTACAGAATGGTTTAGTTTTTTGACCTGGTTGTCTGGCACATGGTTTTCCATCATATTTACCACCAGTTTGCTTCCATCCTCCACCTTTGAACCAATCGCGAAGAGAGTAACCTTTATCTTTTGCAGATTTACCATCACGTTTTTCTGCAATAGTTTCCTCATTAGTCACATAATCAGCAGCGGTATCAATATAATCTGCTGCTTTAGTAATTTTTGATTGAACCCATGCTTTGAGTTCACCCTCACCCTTTTTACCCATCTTCTTTTCAAGACGAGAAGCAGCGTTTTTAATAGTTTTAAGTTCAGAACGAGCCATAGAATATTCGTGATCTTTCTTTTCTTCGTTCACTTTCTTTCTACCCCCACAGTGTGCTCGTTGAGAGAATCCTTTTGGATTATTGCAATCGATTGATTTTTTATATTTTGCACTCCATGCCTCTGATACTCCTCCACCGCCGTTACCAGATCCCCCATTAGACCCGCCATTCCCGTTACCATTGCCATTCGAGTTATTTCCATTTTTGTTTTCAGTATCAGTATCTGTATCATTACTTTCTTCGTCTTTTTCACGACGAAGCCATCCACCCAAACCCACACGATATCCAACGGGGATCTTCTTACACTTTTTATCTTTATAGCAGTAGTAGTAACCCTGCTTACACTTTTTCATTCTTATCAGGGGTTTGGTTACTATTATTTAGGAAACCTTGTTTTAATAATTTCTGAAGTTCTGTTGTAGAACCTACAAATACTGCATTGTTAGTAACAGTATTATTAGTAGTTGATTTTTCACTGTTTTCTTCAATGTCTTTCATCTTTTTCTGAAGATCAACTAACTTATCTGTTGTATCAGCAACACTTTTAATTAGTTGTCCAGCAACTTCATACGCACGAGCACTGCCACCTTCACCAGCAACTTCCATAATGCCATTAATTGCTTCCTGACCTTTTTCGATTAGTGAATATAAATTTGCACGACTATATTCATAATCTTTTGTGAGATCATGTGGTTTTTCAACGGGTTTAATTTCAGTAACCTCTTTCTCAACTTCGACAATATCAGTGTCGGTATTGAGTGCTTTACTTATAGAATTAAATTTTTCATCCATAATATCACAGATCTAATTTTCTAGTTGGACTAAAATCTGCACCACTCTCAAAGAAATCTGTGCTTTCATCAAATCCAAAACTATCGCCAGGAACAATTAGTGCATCATCGGCACTATCTAGGACATTTACTTTTGTACCCGTAGTATGTTCACCTGCAATGGTAGAATCATATGCTCTCTTAACAGTAATTTGATTACTAGTTTTCTTAGTAATCTTCATAATTTCACTATCAACAACTACTCTATCTCCGACAGAGAGTGAAGTTGTATCATTAACGTTTAGTATTCTCTCTGTGAGATTAACATTCTCTGCGAGAAGAGCATGATCACCAGCATCATAATCTTTTCTTGCAGTTGGTGTTGCAGTATAACGAACTTGCCTCTTCGCTTTTGATACGTCCGTATCGGTATAGTAATCGACCTGAACTTTGCGAATAATTCCGTCTGTGCTGTCTGCAATTGGACCGAATAGATATGTTTTTGCAGTAAAGTTGAGTGTATATATCAGTGCTCTTCTTGTTGAGAAATCTCCTTCATAATCATCTTGGAAACTAATATTATCTAAAACAATTGGTATATCTCTCTTTTCTCCAATAGAATCAACTAACTCAACTGTAATATTAAATGCCGGTTGGAAATATGGCAAAATTTGCTCCACAATTTGTAGAGCATCATCATTTAATTTTGTCATAATATTCAGTTCAAATCCCAAGTTATAGGGAACTGGCATGAATACTTTTTTAATTCTATTATTATCGTCAGTAGTTTTAAATGTTTGAGTTACTGAAACTTTTCTAGTTGGATCATATGAAATGTTATTCATCTCAAATGACATTCTAGGCAGTGTCATTGTAACTGCCTTATTTAATTCTGCCTGTTGCTCAATTCTTGCTAAGAATTTCTGAGCAGGACCGTAAGCAAGAGGAACTTTAATCTCACTTAGTTGTGCATCATTTCCATCTTTATGCTTCACATAGATGTTATTAAACAGTGTTCCAAATGAAACAACTGTTTTTCTAATTATCTCGTGGTAATAGTAAGTTCCTAACATTAAAATACACCAAAGGGATTGGATTCAGTAAAATCTAGGATATCATCTGCTTCAGATTCAATCTCATCGTTTTCAGTATATTTATCATAAGTATCATCGGCATTATACGAACTCATAGAATAAACTGCCGAGGATGCTGTACCAACAATATTTTCACCTTCTCTAAATGTTCCGGTAACATAAGAAACTTTTAAAGTATTTGTCATATCATCCCAAGATTTAACTCGTGCTTCTGCACCAGATGTGGATCCACGAATAATCTCATTAAACTGATATGTTCCTATTCCAACAATTGTAGTTGGATCGCTAATTGTAATAACTGGTACGGAAGTATAACCAGAACCAGGATCAGTAATTCTAATAGAACTTACTTGATCGCTGGTATTTACAGTTGCAACTGCCGTTGCTTGGATAACACCTGGATTCTTGAATTGATTATCATTAGATATTGTAACTGTTGGTGCATTTGCATGTGGAGATTTGGTATATCCACCACCAGCATTTGTTAATGTAATACTACTAATACTACCAGCAGCACCCACAACTGCTGTTCCTGTTGCGGTTGTTCCTATAACTGATTCAACTGATTCAACCGTCAACTTGAATCTATCGCCATTCATACTACCAGATACATTTACTCCATTATAGTAATCATTTGATGGATTATGATTGCCGCCGTCTGGTCTGGTCGCGTTGACGTCTTCATAATCATAACCACCATAAATCATTGTAAATCCTTGAACTTGTCCTGTTCCTGCTTTAACAGCATCAATACGGATTAATGCTTCTGTTCCACCCATACCTACATTATTTGGATGTAGGGTGAGTATATCACCAACTTCATAATCTTCACCAGAACTTCCCGCAAATCCACTTGTGCTGTCGTTAACTACCGTATAAACATCACCATTTTTACGTCCATTACTATTCAATGTAAAGGAACTGATTGATCCGGATCGATTAGGTTGGGATATCGTTACAGTTGGTGCTGCAACATATGATTCACCACCAGACGTTATAGTA